AAAAGCGACCAAGATTCCTCTTAGTCGCTTTGCATAGATTTTCTTTTGAATCTTTGTCTAACTTTTTGGGGTCAGTTCAAAGAAACGGAGTGATATTCATATGTCTTTTTCCTATGGATTTTTTAACGCACAGAACCTTGACCGGGTGTATACCGCAGAGGATTTTACTGCATATCTGTCCAGCCTGATTTGCAATGGAATTCTGGATACTTACCGGCAGTGTTTTGCACCAACGGCCAAAAATTTATCCGTTACATTCGGCACGGGCAAGGCGTGGATCGATGGACACTATTTTATCAGTGATACCCTGCATACCATCGACCTTTCTTCTTATGTAGATGAATCTCTGAATCGTTATGTAGCAATCGGGATCTACTGTGATCGTTCCACTCGTATCTGTGGGATTCGTGTTCTGGCGGGTACAGCAGCCACCAGTCCAAACATTCCCGCCTTTACCAACAACAATGTGACGACTTATCTGACTTTAGCAGTTGTAAGACTGCGTGCTGGAACGACAAGTATTCTGGATTCCGACCTGACAGACTGCCGTGCAGATGAGAGCAAATGCGGCTACTGTAAGTGCATTCTTGGCAAATGCAGAGTGACCGAGATGCTTGCCGAAATGGCAAAGACAAATGCCACACTGGACGAACTACAAAAGCGGTTGGATGCAATGAACAGCCAGATTTCCGAACTGCAGACCAAGGTGGATGATTTGACCGCAGGCGAAATCCTAGCAACCGGACGGTGCGGTGAAAACATCTACTATGTTCTCTATGACAATGGCAAACTGCTGCTGCGGGGCACAGGTGCAACCTATGACTATACTTCTCATGATTCTGTGTTCTATCAAAATGACCAAATTAAAGAAATCGTGCTCAGCAATGGTATTACTGGTCTGGGTGACCGTTTGTTTTATCATTGTGCCAATGCGAAAACGGTATCTCTGCCGGCTACACTGACCAGCATTGGCGATTCTGCTTTTGCACAGGGAGATGCCGCAAGCAACTATACCGCTGGTTTGACTTCCGTTACCATTCCGCAGGCGGTTACTGCGATCCAGTCGTACGCATTTTATCACACTGCCATTGCAGAAGTTACTGTGCCTGCCAGCGTGAAAACGTGGGGAAAGTATGCTTTTAGCGGCTGTGCAAAGCTGAAGACTGCCCGTATTGCGTGTGATTCCATTGGTGCTTTTGCGTTTACAAGATGTACAGCATTGTCCAACCTTACGATTTCAGCAAATTGCAAGACGTTCGGACAAAATATGCTGACATATTGCGAGAGTCTAAAAGTCATCACTTATGAGGGCACGATTGCACAGTGGAACGCAATCACCAAACCGACCAACTGGATGTCCTCCGGAAAGCATTTTTACAATGACTATCTGCAAAAAGTTCAGTGTACAGACGGCTATTTGGAATATAATCCTGAAAATGATATGTGGAACGAGGTGAAAAACGGATGATGAAATTTTTAGTAAAAAATCAAAAGATTGAAGTGGTGGAGCGAGAGGTTCTTGCTTCTGACCAGATCGCATTTGTTTCGGTGAAATTCGTGTTCGATGGGGCTTGGAAAACGCTGCACAAAGTGGTGCAGTTCACGCAGTGCGAAGAAACATACAACTTGGTGCTTGGCACAGAGGGAACGACTTGCTTGCTGCCTGCCGAACTGCATCCCGGTGCGGTGAAGATGAGTTTGTTTGGCTACGATGCAGAAAGTGATACTACACTGCGTGCGACCACGGTACCCGTCACACTGCATATTCGACCGTCCGGCTTTGTGGAGGACGGTGCAACATCCATTCCGCCGACTCCGGATTTATATACACAGCTTTTGAAAAAAACTGGATGAAAAGGCTGCTGGACTTCAAAATGGAAAAGACGGATTTTCCCCAAAAGTAAAGGCAGAACAAATGGAGTCTGGTGTTGTAATTACCATTGTCGATGCCGATGGTGAAACTTCTGCAACGCTTCATAATGGTGCAAACGGAGAAAAAGGCACAGACGGTAAATCTGCATATCAAATTGCGGTAGAACAAGGCTATCAAGGCTCTGAATCAGACTGGCTCACTTCATTAAAAGGCGATAAAGGTGAAAAAGGCAATACAGGAGCCAAAGGAAATCCCGGTCAAGATGGTGCGGAGGGAAAGTCAGCATACGCAATTGCAGTGGAACATGGCTACGAAGATTCCGAAGACGAATGGCTTTTATCCTTGAAAGGCGAAAAAGGTGATACTGGTGAGCGTGGTGAAAAGGGCGACACCGGATTGCAGGGCGAGCGAGGCGAAAAGGGTGAAACGGGTCAGCATGGCGAACAAGGTCCAAAGGGCGAAAAAGGTGATCCCGGAGATAGAGGGCTGCAGGGCGTTCCCGGAGAAAAAGGTGAAAAGGGAGATGCTGGCGTAGCTGGTAAAGACGGCTTTTCTCCGATTGCGAATGTTGTGAAGGATGGCAGTGTTATCACAATCACCATTACAGATAAAAGTGGTACAACTACAGTGACATTAACAGAGGGTGCAGCCGTAGATCTTACACCATATGCAAAGACGGTTTATGTGGATGAAAAAGTGCAGGAATTGTCCGACAGTCTGACGTATACCTTGCAGGAGCACACACTTTCCATCACCCATCTGGAAGATAAATCGCATACCCACGAAAATCAATCCGCATTGGATCAGATCACTGCCGCTAAAATCGCACAATGGGATGGTTTTGGCACGCAAATCAATGGGCTTAGCACAAAGATTACAGTCTATTCGGAAAAGACAGAACGTACTTTGGAGAGCCTGCAAAAGCAAATCGACAACCTGACAAGCGGCAGAAATTACACCGTCCTGTTTCAGTCCGGACAGGATGCCGTTTCGACCTATGCACCAAATCTCAGTATGATTCTGGACGGCAGGTATCAGACAATGGCGGATTTCCTGACTGCTTATCCGCAGTTTTGCAGTGCAGAAAATGATTTTGTGCTGTCCTATTCGCAGGAGTGCTTCAACTGGGATAAGTCGGTCTTGACCGTTTGTGCAAAGCCTCTATCTCTGACGAAAAACGCTGAAATCGTGGTGTCCTATCAGTCAGGTTCCAGCGAAGCCGGAAGGCTGTATCTGGTGCAGAAACCGCAGAAGATCGACATTCCTATTGGTGTGTATGTGAATACAGAAATCGATGCAAATCGTGCGGTTTCTCTGGATTTCCAATGGCTGCAGTCGGATACCTTTATCACCACCATCACAGAATGCACTGGCATTTCTGACGGCGAATATTACTTCGCATGGGTGGGCAGAAGCAACAACTCCCACCCGAAAATCCGATTCCTGAAAGTACTGGAGGGTTGAAAATGAAAGATACCATTTGCGTAGCTGTCGGCTTGGTCGGCGGCTTTTTTACTGCCATTTTTGGCGGCTGGGACTCCGCTCTGGTGACACTGGTCGTCTTTATGGCAATCGACTTCTTCACCGGCATTATCACCGCCATGATGAAAAAATCCAAACACACAGAAAGCGGCGGACTTTCCTCTAAAGCCGGCTGGTTCGGTCTGGCGAAAAAGGTCTGCACTTTAATGCTGATCGTCGTTGCAGTTCGGATGGATATTCTGCTGAATACCAACTACATCCGGGGTGCAGTCTGCATCAGCTTTTGCCTGAACGAACTGCTTTCCATCGTGGAAAATACAAGTTTAATGGGAATCCCGTATCCGCCTGCAATTCAAAAAGCAATTGATGTTCTGCAAACGAAAATCGGCAGAACCGAAGAAACGACCGACAAGGAGGACAAGTAATATGGCTATTTTAAGACCAGATGCAACAACGACATTTGGCGGTGTCACCGTCAACGAATATTTACTCACCAAACACAATCCCAACCACATTGATATGCCCTCTGTTTCCATGGCAGGGAAAATCATCGGTGTGACCGTCCACAATACCGATTGGATCACCGTAGCAAGCGGCACGACCCCTGCGGAACAGTACACGAGAGCAACGGTCAATAACAACATGAAGGATGTGCGAGTTCATTACTATGTGGATAACGTGTGTGCATGGCAGAATCTGCCCCACAGCCTGAGCGGCTGGCATGCCGCTGATGGCAGTGGTAATGGAAATCGCAGAACCATTGCCATTGAATGCATTATGTCCTCTGCGTATAATTCTACGGATAAGAAGTCGGAGGACAATGCAGCGAAACTTGCCGCAGCCCTTCTGAAACAGTATGGATTGAACATCAGCCACCTCTACACGCATACCCACTGGCTCAATGTTCGTGACGGACGAAACGGAACGGTTGACCAGCTGAACACCATGTACAATCGGTACAAGATGTGTCCGGCGTACATCTTGCCCCATTGGGCGGAGTTCAAGAAAAAGGTACAGTCTTATTTGAATGCTGGAACTCCCACTATTTCTGCACCTTCTGCAAAGCAGCTTTACCGTGTGAGAAAGTCTTGGGCAGATGCAAAGTCGCAGCTAGGTGCGTACACTTCTTTGGAGAATGCGAAGAAAGCCTGCAAGGTCGGATATTCTGTATTTGATGCCAACGGAAATGCGGTCTACACCAATGGCGGCAAGTTCACCAAGGGGCAGAAGGTTGCCATTCGTGCCAACACGCCGCTGTTTGCTAGTGCAGAAACTACATCTGTAACCAGAAGAATCAACGGCACTTACTATCTCTATGACGGAATTGCCTGCAAGAACGGTCGTTATCGGATCACCACAAAGCCGGAGTTCTGCGGAAAGACACCGGTGGGACAGTATGTGACTGGTTATGTTTCTTGGGATAATTTCGGGGTGATCGGATGAATGCAGAACAAAAAGACCAGATCCGACAGCTGCACAGCAGCGGTCTGGGTTACAAGAAAATCGCAGCCCAATTAGGGCTGTCTGTCAACACCGTGGCTTCTTTCTGCAAACGGCAGAGAGGAAGCGAATCCTGCCCACACTGTCCGCAGTGTGGGCGTTCTGTTGTGCAGACACCGCACCGAAAGCCGAAACGATTCTGTTCCACACAATGCCACAACACTTGGTGGAATCACCATGCTGTATCGAGGAACGGCAAATTACAGCAGCTCTGCCCTATTTGCAAAGAGCCGTTTTTTGCCTATCCCAGTTCGCACCGAAAATATTGTTCCCGTCTTTGCTATGGGAAGTACAGAAAGGAAATGACTCATGGAAAAAGAACATTACCATAAGATCATTACGTATCAAACCACAGTTTCGATTTTGAAAAGCTGGATGCGTGCTGGATTGGTCATGCCGGAGGAATTCCAAAAAATCAACACCATAATTGCCGAACGTTCCGGCATATCTTTGTGCAGTATATTCCTTGACTCCTGCCCGATCGTACGGTAATATGTCATCGGAAAGGGGGAGATTATCACGGCACGAGTGATACAAAAAGTTGCATTTCCACAGAAAAAGCCGTTCCTGTTGAAACGGACGGCAGCCTATGCCAGAGTGTCCAGCGGAAAGGATGCCATGCTCCATTCTCTGTCAGCACAGGTCAGCTATTACAATCAGCTGATCCAGAGCAATCCGGAGTGGCTGTTCTGCGGCGTTTATGCAGACGAGGCATTGACGGGAACAAAGGAAAATCGGGCGGAATTTCAAAAGCTGCTGAACCGATGCCGGCGTGGAGAAATCGACTTGATTCTGACAAAGTCCATTTCCCGTTTTGCACGAAACACGGTCACCCTGCTGGAAACGGTACGGGAACTGAAAACACTGGGCGTTGATGTCTATTTCGAGGAACAGCGGATTCATTCCATGAGTTCAGACGGCGAGCTGATGCTTTCCATTCTGGCATCTTACGCACAGGAGGAAAGCTATTCTGCCAGCGAGAACAAAAAATGGCAGATGCGAAAGGACTTTGAACAGGGAAAAGTCGGGAGTATGCGAATGCTGGGATATCGGCGAACCAAATTCGGAAAACTGGAAATCGTACCGGAGGAGGCAGAAATCGTTAGAATGATTTTTCTATATTATCTGTCTGGCATGGGTAAGCTGGCAATTGCCAAGAAACTGAACGAACAGCAGATATGCACGGTGCGTGGCTGTGCATGGACGACAGAGGACGTAAGGCGAACGCTCCGCAATGAAAAGTACACCGGAAACCTGTTGCTGCAAAAAAGTTTTCGGGAAAATCACATTACCAAGAAAAAGGTGGCTAACATCGGACAGCTTCCGCAGTATTTTGTTGCCGGTTCGCATGAAGCCATCATTTCGCAGGAACAGTTTGATGCGGTGCAGAAACAAATGGCGGAACGACAGAAAAAATATGCCGGTTCCTGTACCACAAACCGATATCCATTTACGCAGAAAATACGATGTGCCTGCTGCGGCAAGTATTACCGCAGAAAAACGACTGTGACCGGTGTGGTCTGGATTTGTTCCACTTACAACACCAAAGGGAAAAAATACTGTCCAACAGCAAAACAGATTCCGGAAAATACGCTGATTTCTGCCTGCTGTGATGTTTTGGAAATATCGGAATTTGATGCGGAGCGATTTGCGGAACAAATCGAACAGATTCAGATTCCTGCACCCAATGAACTGCAATTTTGCTTTTCAGACGGAACGGAACAAACTGTATCTTGGAAAGACCGTTCCCGTTCGGAAAGCTGGACGGCGGAAATGCGAGAGAAAGCGAGGCAGAAAAAATGGCGACAGTCCTAAAAATACCGGCAAAGTTTCATCCCATAACGCATTTACCGGAAACCAAGGTGCAGAAACGCAGAGTGGCAGCCTATGCCAGAGTTTCCACGGATTCTGAGGAGCAGCAGACCTCTTATGCTGCACAGGTAGATCGCTACACCAAGTACATTCAGGAACGGGCAGACTGGGAGTTTGTTGCAGTCTATACCGATGAGGGCATTTCTGCCCTGAATACCAAACATCGGGACGGTTTCAATCGCATGGTGGCAGATGCTCTGGACGGCAAGATCGATTTGATTGTCACCAAGTCAGTCAGCCGGTTTGCACGAAACACCGTAGATTCTTTGACGACTGTGCGAAAGCTGAAAGAAAAAGGCGTGGAGGTGTTTTTTGAGAAAGAAAACATCTACACGCTGGATTCCAAGGGCGAGCTGCTGATCACCATCATGTCCAGTCTGGCACAGGAGGAGAGCCGTTCTATTTCGGAGAATGTAACTTGGGGACAGCGAAAGCGAATGGCGGATGGCAAGGTCAGCTTGCCGTACAAGCATTTTCTAGGCTATCGAAAAGGAGCAGATGGCTTGCCGGAAATTGTGCCGGAGGAGGCGGAAATTGTTCGGAACATCTATCGTTGGTTTATGGAGGGAAAAACGCCGACTGGCATTGCGAGAACATTGACAGAACAGGGCATTCCGACACCTGCCGGCAAGGAACAATGGTGTTCCAGTACAGTGAAAAGCATTCTGACCAATGAAAAATACAAGGGTTCTGCTCTATTGCAAAAGAGATTTACGGTGGATTTCCTCACGAAAAAATCTAAGGTGAATGAGGGTGAAGTACCCCAATACTACATTGAGGAAAGTCACCCTGCCATCATAGTGCCGGAGGAGTTTGAACTGGTGCAGGCAGAATTGCTGCGGAGGCAAAACCTACGGCGGCAATACAATGGGAAAAGCGTATTTGCTGCCCGACTTGTCTGCGGCGACTGCGGAAATTTCTTCGGGGCAAAGGTCTGGCATTCCAACAGCAAGTATCGGCAGGTGATCTGGCAGTGCAATCACAAATTCCAAGGGGTGTGCAAATGCCAGACACCCCATTTGCAAGAGAGCGTCATACAGCAGCGGTTTCAGGCAGCCGTTCAGGAATTGCTGCAAAAGCGGAAAGCAGTTCTGGAAAACTG